CGTTGGCGGTTCATCTGTCACTGGATCCTTCCAAAATATGGCTTCCTTCCAACCTTTATCAGAACCCACAAACCGGAAATTGATCCTATACATTTCAACATTGTTGTCTATGTAATGTGGTACACAATCACACTTAACACAAAACAATTTTTCTGCAGCAATTCCTGCATCTTCAAATCCATTAAAGATTCCACTGTTTACTCCACCAAGCCAGTATTGCTGCAACTTTGCTGGTTTTCCAAATGGCGTCATATCACGAATACCAACCGCAGAAATATCATAAACTGGAACATCAATGTTCAAGGTTTTTACTTGAGATGCGCCAGTGACTTTTGGATATAAAACAGCGATAATCTGCCCATTGACATCCACAGTAGTTTGCTTTGTTGTAACACTTCCAGCATAATCAAAAATGAAATTGTCTTGTCTTCTGGCTTTGTTCATGCGTGTCCTGGTTCCAGACACTTGAATGACATCACTTTCCAATTGGTTTACATCAGATTCAAACCAAATTTTTACATCCGATGCGCCTGCTAACTGTGGAAGGTTACGCACAACACCCAAAGCAATATCTGGGTTTCCACGATGAACAGCAAAAGGAACTAACACCTGGAAACTGTCTGTGGCTTCCATTGGGCGTCCATATTCAATATATTGGGATTGTCTGCCTTTATAATCAATTTTCAATGCAACCATATATTCTCCTTACCACGCATTTGCTGTATTTAAGGTGTTATCACGGATGTCAGTAAGTAATTCCACCATTATTTTCTGCTGTTCCTCCATACGACGTTCTGGCGTCTGTGCGTGGGCAAGTCCCGCGCGTTGGGCAAGTCCCATTACGCCACCTTCATCTGCCACGCCTGCTTCACCTAATTTTTGTGGAGAAGTCTGTCCACCATACATCTGGGCGTTGTACCACTGCGCCATTTCTGCTTGAGATACACCCATCATTCCTGATTGACTCATCATTCTGGAATAGTCATTTGCAGACATTTGATTCTGATTCTGTTGATTCATCATACGGCTATAATCATTTGCGCCCATTTTCCCTTGCTGACTTGAATAAGTAATGGCACCCTGTTTTTGATTTCCCAAAGACTGCCATCCAGCTATGTCTGGTGTCTGTCCTGTTGACTTTGTCCATAATGCGTTCACGCGGTTGGAATATTCTTCAGCGCCTATGATTCCATTCATCCAAGCATTATACAATACATTTTTATTGGCCTGAATTTCTTTCATCATTGGGCTCAGGTCCATACTTTCCCTTAATTTATCATAATCATCAGCCGCCTTCTGAAAAGTATTTGGTATTGTTTTTTCATATTCATCCCGTAATTTCTTTTCAAGTTCCCAGAATTTTTCTTTTGAAATAATATGCTGATCCAAAGCATCTGTTGCGGTTTGTAACCCTGTTTGATACTTTTGTAAAGCCACTTCCCCGTTTGTGCCTATTTCTGTGAATAACTCTACAAATTCATCAGTGACCTGTTTTGTATAATCTGCTAATTTTTTCTGTTCTTCTGCTTCTTGACTGGTGAGTGAAATAGCGCCGTTTATTGCATCTTTGATTACATTTCCAAAAGCAAGCGTTTCTGCATTTTTTGTAGGATCAAAAACAGTGGATTTTGCAAGAATTGCCCTTGCTTCTTCCATCTGTTTATCCATATCATCCAACCAAGCCATCCCCATTCCCACAGGTGTCCATGAAAGTAATTCTCCACCTATTCCTTTCACAAGTTCCCATAAACCAGCCGCACCTGTTCTGTATTTTCCCCAGTTTCCTCTTGCTGCTTTCGCCGCAACATCATCCATTACAACACCCCAAGATTTGAACTTACCTGTGATATCAACTACTAATCCACCAATTTCTAAAATGGCAGGTGCGAGTTGTTCCCCCAAAGCACTACCGGCAACCTTGATTTTATTCCACATAATCGTCATTTGTGAATTGAACGAAGCCATTTGTTTATTGGCAACATCCTCTGTGAAACCCGCTGCCTTTTTTAACTCCTCTTCATATTCACGAATTTTATCACTTGTTCCCATCAACGATTGTAAAGCATTGAAAGAACGGTCTTGAAATCCCAGAGACATGGACAATTGGCGTTTTTGCATATCTGTTAATGAGGCAAATTTATCTTCCAATTGTTCAATAATATCAGCATATGAAAGCATTTTTCCTTGGTTATCATATACAGACAATCCGTTTGCTTTCCATGCTTCATTTTGCTTAATTATTGCGCGTTGCAAATCCCTTGTGATAATAGCAAAGGATTCACCAGAATTTGCTGACTTCATTCCTTGATCTGCATACGCTGCCAATACAGCCACTGTTTCCTCTACACTTTTCCCAAGCAATCTTGCAGACGCCGCTGCCTTGGTTGTCAAGGATTCTGCAAACTGTTCTACAGATGCATTGGCCAAAGTGTTTGCACGAACCAATACATCTGAAACCCGCTTCATTTGTTTTTGATTTTCAATAGCATCTTTTGATTTCAATCCAAGTGCTGCCTGAGAATCTGCCAACAAGGTGGTTGCTTTACTCAAGTCAAACATACCAGCCACAGCAAATTTTTCAACCACTGGTAAATTTGCCATGGACTGCTGAACATCATATCCAGCAGATGCCAAATAATAATATGCCTTGGCAAGTTCAGTTGATGAAGTGATAGTTTCTTTTGACATTGTCTTGGCAAGGTCTGACATGGCTTGTTTTTGCTGCCCAGTCAAACCCACCATAATGGAAGTGGATTCCGTCATCGCCTGGTCAAAATTGGCATATGCTTTAACAGAAGCGCCAATCATTCCGGTCACGGCCATACCGCCCATCATACCATACATACTGGAAAAGTGTCCGGTCATTTGTTTGGTAATGGATTTTGTATAGGTGGCAGCAGTAGCCAATGTGGTTTGATACTGTCTCGCGTCCGCTGTTAAACGAACATATAACTGACCAACCTGTCCGCCACCTATTCCAAACATAATTATTTTCCTTTTCCCAAACCAAGCCAGGAGCACCAGATTGATTTGGCAATATTTGAACGTTCCTTTTTTACCTGTTCTTTGTCTACTTCAACTGGTATAGGAACATTCTTTTTTTCAAATTTCAACAGACTATTTTCAACAGTATAAAGTTCTGGTTTGCTGCTAAACAACTGACGGATAGCCACAATCATGTTTGCCCAATAAAAATCTTCACGGTGAAAGAAATTGGGTTCCATGTCCAAATAACATTTCCACTCTTCAAATTCTGTTGATGTTGTTTTCAATTGTATCTCCTGTAAAGGAATGTGGAGATGGCTGGCAAGTTTGAACCATGCCAGCCTATCCCCTGTTAATCGTTTTTTATTTCTTCCTCTTTTTTGGCCAGCCAATTCAGTTTCTGGGCAAGGTCATGAAGTTCCTCTTGAACAGATGATGGGAAGTTTTGAATCTCTTTGATGTCCATCAACTTATTTTCCTCATCATACATGCACAAGGAAAGCAACAAAGCAAATTGCCCATCATGGGTTTTCAAACCAACAACAATACCTTTGTCATTGACAATAAACCTGGATGAATTCTTGGTGGAGAACGTGTCCCGATCACGTCCGCACATTTCACGGATGACACATGTTCGTTCTCCACCAGTTTCTGTTTCCAAAACCACCTTCTGCTCTTTACGCTTCAGGCTGAATCTCTTGACTTCAAATTCTTCAAACATTTTCCTTTTCCTTTTCAGTTTTTGCCTACTTCATTATGTCAATACGGGAGCAACTTCCACATCAGAATCATCATGATTAGATGGGATAATTGTACAAGCCGCTGTGGGCTGTTCGCCTTCAGTATTCTCATTTGGCGTAAACGTGTCCAACCAACCCCAAAATGCAATTGTGGACGCATCTGGAAATGTAATAGTGAGTAGTTGATTTACGCCAACACAACTTACAATTTCATCAAACACCTGTGGATCATATGCCGCCGTGAAAGCAGCGTTTGTCAAGGACTTCAGTTTCTTTGGGGACTTGGTGCGCCATGCCGTGTTACGCATAGTGGTGATGTCTGTTTCTCCACCGGCTTCAACACCAGGAGGAGTCACTGTCTTTTCCCACAACAATAGGCTCAGTCCTACTGGCGTGGTAAAGGTTATTGTGGTTGCGAAACCATCATCAATTCTTGCCATTGTATCAATCTCCTATTCAATTGTTTTTCGTTTCAAAAATTAGTTGTTATAAAGCATTCCAACACGCATTGTCTGTGCTGTTGCTTCACCATGAGACACATAAACACCAAGCAGGGTTTCTCCTGTGATTGGATTTTCAATGCCACTATCCTCTGTCCAATCCCAAGTCCCTTTTGCTGTCACCACAACATGATACACAAGGGCAGATTCTGCTTTTACAAAAGTGAATTGGCCATAAGATTCTGAATACAGCAAAATCACATCCACATCCGTTCCAAGTACAGCCATATCAAGCAATGTGGGCACGATGATTGTGCAAGCGGTGCCTTGGACTGGTAATGCATCGCCTACAGCATCAGTGAAGGGTATCTTTTTCACATCAACAGTACCACATGCCGTCACACGACAACTTCCACCATCCCAATATAGGACAATGCGTTGGCCAGTGGTAATTGTGTTTGCGCCTGTGGTTGTAAATTCACCATCTGTGTCATTTGTTCTGGTGGTCAGTGTTCCAGCAAGTCCTGGCGCAATGGACACATCTTCAACCATTGCAGCATCAGCCACCGGCGATACAGAGGAATTGAAACTGACGCCTGCCAGATTCATTCCTTTTTGAAGCGTTGCTCTAACAGTCATTTGATTTTCTCCTATTCAGTTGCTCTTTTGATCGTTGTGACGAAGTTTACACTATACAAAAATAATCTTGTTTCTGGTTCCACGCCCATTGGCAACACGCCACTTGAACGGGACACATTATCAAGGCGAAACACCTGTCCATCAGGCATTGTAACAATTGTGCGTTTTATCAGTTCTGCTTTATTGACAACCTCTGCCATTTTCTGTTTAGCAGTGTTGAAATCTCTTGCACGAACACGACATTGAACAGAACCGTGTTCAATATGAGTTCCAAACATCAATCTACCATCTGAAAATGGTTCAGAATCAGTAAATGCCGACGCCTGTTGCTGTTCTTTACCTCCTGGTAGGTGAGAAACATACACCGGCCACTCTACCTTTGGCGCTATGCGGTCAAAGATACCTTGCCCAATATAATACTCAACCAAAATTTCTGCTGGCGTATAATCAATTGTAGATGGCGTTGCGCCAAGGGAAACTTCAACAGAAAGTATTGTGCCTTCAGAAACATGCGTCCCTGCTGGAATTGACTGAGAAATGATTGTGTTATATCCAATGCCAGTTGAATAAGATTCTGTGAAAGTAAAAGTCAAATTCTTTGTTTCAATTATTGCCTGGGCTGCTTCTTTGATTTCTCCAACTACGGTTGGAACCACAATGGAGTTTGCTCCAGTGGAAACAACAATGCTCACTTCTGAATCAACCTGAAGAATAACACCAGCATCTGGAAACTGACGAATGACATCCCCTACTGGAACAACCGTATCCCACGCTGTACTGATTGAAGCAACCAACCCAACGCCAGTGATAGCAGCGGTTGCCGCCGCCTGTGTCAGATCAATAACATCAGGCATAACGGAAAAAGACTTGCCTGTAGAAACGACGACTGCAACCGTGCTACCGATTAAGACAGACAGTCCCGGTTCCGGGCTTTGAGAAATTACCTGGCCAAGCAGCAATGTTTCGTGCGATTGGCCCGTGTAATAAGACACAAGTCCAAGCAATCCAAGCGTGTCATCCGCATCAAGAATGTCTATGCCGGTCATATCAGGCACAGTTACATATTCGCTGCCCTTCGACACGTTGATGCTTGTCAACGCCCCGATACCAACAACGGTGTATACATTTGGGGCCTGTGAAATCACGCTGCCTGCCGCGATAGTTTCACTGTAATTCTGTGTTACCGTACCAACCAGCCCCTGTGCATCCATCGCAGCAAGCGCGGCAGCCTGCGTCA